GAACAACAGCATTCGGGGAGCGGTTGTTTCAGCCAACCATCGGCGGATCGCTGCGACCCCTCCTGTTTGAGCCTATTGATGCCATAACCACATTTGAGATTCGTGATCGCGTGCTCAACACCATACTGAACCACGAGCCGCGAGTCGGAAATGTCATAGTTGACGTTATTGCCTTGCCTGATCAAAATAACTACACAGTAACAGTTGAATACTCTGTTGTTGCCATCGGCAAGACAGACAGGGTATCGGTAGTCCTAGAAAGGGTCCGCTGATGGCAAACAATAACTTCAACGTAATAGGGCTTGATTTCAATGAGGCAAAGGAGTCTCTAAAGACTTTCTTGCAGTCTCAGGACACCCTGAAAGACTACAACTTTGACGGTTCTGTACTGAGCACGGTACTAGATGTGCTTGCGTACAACACCCACTACCAAGCATTTTACGCAAACATGGTGGCAAATGAGATGTTCCTTGACAGCGCAGTGCTGCGCCCGTCAGTGGTTTCTCATGCAAAGAGCCTTGGCTACGTGCCAACCTCTCGTCGTGCAGCAAAGGCAATATTGGGTATTTCCGCTCCTGGTGCTTCTGAAAGCACGTACCTGTCTCGCGGCACGGAGTTCACGGGAGTAGACGGCGGCGGCACTCAGTACAAGTTTGTGTTGTTGGATACGGTGTACGCTGATGAAGAAACTCAAAACTTCAGTTCTGTAGAGATCTACGAGGGCACAATCCGCCGCATGAGTTACGTGTACGACTCAACAAAAAAGGCAGGTTCTCTTCTTCTCATACCAAACGACAAGATTGACACAAGCACCATTCGTGTTCGTGTAAAGGCATCTGCAACAGACAACACAGGCATTGAAGAATCGTGGACATATGCTGATTCGTATATTGACCTGACCCCCACTTCCAAGGTATTTTTCCTACAGGAAAAGGAAGCGGGAATGTACGAACTGTTCTTTGGCGACGACTTCCTTGGTCAGCGACCGAAGTCTGGAAACGTCATAATCGTGGAGTACGTGGAGACAAACGGTGAAGTTGCAAACGGAATAGAGAATTTTACTTGTGCAGTCAGTGGATTGGGAAATATTGCCACAAGCGGTCCATCGTACGGTGGAGCAAGCGAAGAGAGCGTAAACGAGATCAAGTTCCTTGCTCCGCGCTTCTACCAATCGCAATCGCGAGCCGTTACCGAAGACGACTACGCCGCGCTCGTAAAGAAAGAATACCCAGACGCAAATGCCGTATACGTCTACGGTGGAGAAAGCATAACCCCGCCTCAATACGGCAAGGTTTTCATTGCAATCAAGCCCAAGTCGGGAATAGCGTTGAGCACTGACGCAAAGTTCTCGCTTGCAAATACGCTGCGCAAGAACAGGTCTGTGGTGACTGTCATTCCTGAAATAGTGGATCCTGACTACATTGATGTGATTGTTGACAGCGTTGTGACCTATGATCCCAGCCTCACTTCAATTGGAGTGGGCACGTTGAAAGCATTGGTTGTTGCGTACCTGTACTCGTATTCTGTTTCTTCATTGGAGAACTTTGGCGCAAATCTCCACCTTTCGCGAATGACCCGAGGGATTGACTCGTTGAACGGCAGCATCTTGGGCAACCAAACAACCCTTAAATTGCGCAAGACCGTAAATCTCAATACCCTCAAGGCTTCAAAGGGGCTGTCCATCTCATTCAAGAATCCACTGTACCGTCCCAATGGTGAGTTCAGCGGAAGCATTATGGTTACTTCGGTGATACAGCACAAGAACAAGGATGGTGTTTTGACTAGCGGTGTTTACGCGGAAGACAATGGGCAAGGCACAGTTAATTTGGTCCGAAAGAGCGACAACAAGACCGTTATGGTGTATCCAAACATAGGGACGATTGACTACGAAAACGGATTGATCAACTTCAATACCTCTTTCTCGCCTGTTTCGGGAAATCCGTTCTTCAGTGTGACTGTTCAGCCGCGCAACACAGACATATTTGTGTTTGAGAACAAGATACTGCGAATAAGTCGTGGATACGCAGATTCTGTAACCGTACGGGTTCTAAGCGAAGTCAGCCGAAAGAACAACCTCAAGGAATAGCCTCACAGTGGATGCAATAAAGAACATTATCGCAAGCACTGACGAGGAGTCTTTGGAGAAGATGTTGTCTCCGCTCATTCGTGAGCAGTTTCCTGCATTTATGCGGGAAGACTACAGCAAACTTATCCTATTGGTCAAGGCATACTACGAGTGGTTGGAGCAGAGCGGAAATGCAGGAAATGTCCTGTCCAACATAGACACGATTTATGATGTTGACGCAAATGAAGACGAGTTCTATACCCATTTCAGCAATACGTACTTGGCTTCATTTCCTGATCTTCTTGCAGAAAACTCTTCAGGCAACAAGCCAAACAAGAAAACTCTTCTGAAGAAGATCCGAGATTTTTACGGAAACAAAGGCACTGAAAGCGCGTACAAGTTCCTGTTCCGAGTTTTGTACGACAGTGATGTGGAGTTCTACTACCCAAAGACAGATATCATAAAGGCATCTGACGGGCAGTGGATTGAGCCTAAGTCCATAAAGACTACAGTGAACAACGGTTCTGCCCTGTTTGGTGCAAAGGGTGGTCAGATCATACAGACGCGTGGTAGCGAAACGGTTGCAAGCGCATTTGTGGACAGTGTGATTCAATACACATTCAACGGTGCGCCTGTATGCGAGTTTTTCCTCAGCGACATCATTGGAGACTTTGTTCCTGAACTGCCTGTAAAAATCCTAAAAGACGGAGCAGAGTGGCAGGAAACAGCGTACTCTGTACTTGGAGAGTTCTTCATTGAACTTCCTGGCGACGGATATCGTGTAGGAGACAGTGTTACACTTATTGATCCCGTTGGTGGAAGCGGTCTGTCTGCAAAGGTAGAACAGGTGGGTTTGGCAGGTGGAATCAAGCGGATTTCCATTACCAACTCTGGTTTGAACTACGCTGCTGATGCGGTCGTGAGCATCTTCAATGACAGCGGACGACAGAGCGCAAAAGTAATCGCTCTGCGAACGGCAATCACAAACTACCCAGGATACTACGGCAGCAATCGCGGTAAGGTATCTTCGGACAAGAGCATCTACGACGGACACTACTATCAGGACTTCTCGTATCAACTGAAGTCGGCGGTGTCATTGGGCACGTACTTTGATGTGTTGAGTAAATTGATTCACCCTGTGGGTATGCGAATGTTTGGATCGGTGCTGTTAAAGGCATCGGTTGACAATCAAATATCAACGTCTGCACAGGGTATGTTCTCCAAAACGCCACTCATTGGGCAGTACACCCCGTACGCACCACGAACATACAATAACCTTCGCAACGGCATATTCCTGCCCAATCAGGTTCGTGGTGCCACTCTACAGGTGTGGCTCAGTGCCTACACCATTGAAGGCAACAGCGCAACAGGAGTCACTGCAAACACCTCTCCACTTGGAAACACTGCAAGTATTGCGTTTGGCGTAAATAGGTTTGTTGATTTGGCTCGTGGAGTCACTTACACGGTTCCAAATGGAAATGCTGCGGAAACAACGGTATGGAGCGTTCCGCGATTCAAGCAAGAGGCAATCAACACTCACGCGTCTTTGGTGCTCCGACCGATCAACGAACGGGGATCTGATTTTGACGGAACTCACCTGTCGTCTTGGCGGTCTTACGGATATTGGAGCGGTCTTACTGTGGGTGCGCTTGGATTGTCTGCTGCACGTTCGTATTTTGTGGTGGCAAAGGGCAGAACAGGCACCACGATGGGTGCATTGGGCACGGCAACCACTTCACGCTACTTGGTTTCTGATGTGGGTGGTCATCACGGAATAGTGGTGGGAACCACAGGCGGAACTTCCACCCTTCGCGCCATTGCATACAACAATGCCTCACCTATTGCATCAAATAATATAGTAGGAACCATTTCAGGAGGTGTGGGCGAGTGGTTCGTGGTGTGCAGCACATACAATGGAACTCCTGCCGCAAACGGCGCGCTTTCTTTGTTTGTAAACGGTGTTTGTGCTGGCACACAGGCAAGTTCAGGGCAAAACTCTCTTGTAAGCGGTCAGACTCTTGCTGTGGGAATGGCAAGCGGAATAGACAGCGTGTTTGATGGCGAAATTGCGGAAGTCATTTGTTATCAGGGTGATGTGGGCAAGGCTGATCGTGAAAAGGTAGAGGGGTATTTGGCGCACAAATACGGGCTTGCAGGCAAGTTGCCGTCCACACACCCGTTTAAGAACACTGTGCCTGGTGGCTCGTACTCATCGGGTCGGTGGTACGGAAACACAGGCGACTACTATCCGCTAGGCTACAATCCGTATATTGGTTCCACTACTGAAGTGGGTCGCGACGGCACAACTGCGCCCCTTGGATCGCTGTTTGTTGATTCAGGTTTGGGATACACATTTACCGTTGCAAACGAACACGGGATTACTTCACACAACCCCACAGGTTCCCCGTTGGGCAGCACTGCTGCGTGGTGGGACAACGGTGCATCAGGCAGCAACAAGGAAACAGCCCTTGACCCCTCACACATTCGCGGTTTGGCATTGTGGCTGCGACCAGAGAATATTGGTGTGTGTGGATCAGTTGCAAACGGCAGGAGCGCAGACGTATGGCGTGATGCGTCACCGTTCCAAAACCACGCCCTGCCGCCCACGTGGGGTCGGTTCAACGGGAGCGGCTACGCGTCTGCGGGAGTCACCATAGACAAACTGCGCCCTGTGCTTTCGGTTGGTTCGCTTGCTGGACCCACGGGCGTGTGTTTCAATGGCGGTGTACTATACGCACCCACAACGGTATGGAACGGAGCAAGCCTTGCCCAATGGATACAGATGGGCAACACGCACGGCGCAGGAACCACTGCGGAGCGCATACTCACAGGTCAGCACCTATATCTGACCAATCCCCTTAATCTGCCAGATGAGGCAGACATATTTGTGGTGATGCGCCCCACGGTTGACGGCTACGACAAGGGATTGGGGCTGTTCTCGTCTGATGCGGGATTGACCGCGTATCGCCGTGACGACACCGTTTTGTATCACCGTTCTTACAATCCTGTTGATCGCAATACTGCACTTGCAAACTCCGCATACTACAGAGTTCTTCCCAACGGCTCTCTCCTGTATCCATCGGTTGCACCAAGCGGATTGGTGGGTTTCCGCCCATCAGGATCCAAGACAGGCGTGCAGCAGAACACCATAGCCTACGATCCCCATGTGTCAGGCGTGTGCTTTGGTGTAGCCGTTGGCGAGTGGCGGCGGGACTCGTCGCGGCGCATAGAGTCGTTCCTTAATGGGGACGAGTCCAAGAACTACTCTCTTGCAAGCGGCAGGCGGATTGCTGCTGTGAATACGCCCAATTCTGATGATTACCTGATCAAAAATGGTTTGGTGATGTGGTTGGATGCTGGAAATACAGTTTCATATCCTGGAAGCGGAACCACGTGGTTTGATTTGAGTGGACAAGGAAATAACGGAACTCTTGTTGGTGGAGTGCAATACAGCAATGAAAACTCAGGTGCTTTTGTTTTTGATGGTATAAATGATCATGTTACTTTTGCAAATCCGCTAAATCAGTCGCAGATGCAGCAAGTATGGACTGTTCAGGGGTGGATCAATATTACAACTAAACCATCACAGGTTTTTATTAGTGGTCTTAACTCTGGCTTGTGGGTTGAATATTCTCAAGGAAACAACTCGCTGTTGTATTTGAATAGTGGGACAAATGACTACTACACATACGGAGGTCAGTTCACTGCTCAAGGATGGGTTCTGTGTACATTCAGATTCAATAACTCAACAGCAGACAGGCAAATTTGGAGAAATGTTACAAATATAAGCACAGGAGGTCCGAATCAAACTACCACTCCATTGGGTCAAAGCAGCACTTTTGTTCTTGGAGCATCAAACGCTTCAACTATTAAAGGACGAGTATCTAATCTAATGATATACAACAGATATTTGAGTGATGTAGAGATTCAACAGAATTTCAATGTTCTCCGAAACAGGTATGGAGTCTAAAGATGGCTGAAGAGTTCTCAACATCTCAGGAATCTGCATTTGCCGCACCACAGGAGCAGTACAACTCTGCGCCCATAGACTTGGCTCGCATGGGCGCGTACGTGCGCCTGAACGCTGAGAGCACCCAAACTGCGCCCAATACCACATGGGTTAACGATCTCACAAACAACACCACCAACCCGTCGTTTTCGTTTGCGGGTGTGGTGTCTGAAGTAATCGTGTTTAACCGCAAACTATCCGAAGAGGAGCGGCAGATCGTGTACGGATACCTGTCCCGCAAATACGCCCTTGAAACCAAAATGCCTGACGCGTTCAAGACATCCCACAACAGTGCGTATCTTGCAGGGATTTCGTATTGGGGCATACAGCCACACCCAAACACAAACGGTCTAGACACTATTCCAAAGGGTGCAGAGTTCTCTGGCATCACCCTCAACAGGTTCTTTGCTATGAATGAGACAGTCTACAAGTCCGCAGGCACTCGGCTTTCTGACGGGACTGTGCTTGGCAGCGATACATACGCTTAAAGGGGAAATACATGGGCAGTTACATCAAGGCATCTATGGAGCGGTCGTATGCGGAGAGTTTCCTTGCGGAACTTGAGCGCAATGACAATCAGTATTTCCTGTTCATAGGCAAGGGCACCACTTGGGCAAACGAGAGCAGTCCTCCTGCGTACACGGATTCTGTGGCATCCGAGTATCAGATAATGAACGACATCATTGGATACAAGAAACTGTCGCCCGAAAATGTCCTGTTTGCTCTTCCTCGTTACGAGTGGATAAGCGGCACGGTTTACGACCAATACAGTGATACGACCGAACTGTTCAGCGAAAACGATCCGCAAATCTTCTATGTGGTTACAGACGAGAACAAGATATACAAGTGCCTGTCCAACAACAGCGGCGGGACATCAACGGTCAAGCCGTCTTTGGTTGTAACCACTCCATTTACCCTTTCGGATGGGTACACGTGGCAATACTTGGCTACTGTTCGGGAAAGTGATCTGCCGTACGAGTTGACGGATTATGTTCCTGTTGATTTTGCGGTAACCTCTACAGATACAGAAACACAAACGCAATGGAATGCGCAGGTTGACGCTGTAAACGCTTCCATTACCCGAATGACCACTGTAAACGCAGCAGGTGCGTCCGCAGGTGTCTATCCTAATACGGTTGACCGATCAACTAGCAGTCCAATTACTGCATGGGTACTCAATGTGGCATCAATTACTCCAAGCACAACAATTCCTACAAGAAAGACGATAAAAGTAACAGAATCAAATTCTTACGCTCTTTTGTCGTCGCTTTCAAGCATAACTGATTGCGTGGGATATGTGATGCGTGTCAACAATAGCACGATTAATCCAAAAGAAGTAAACAACTATGGTGTTATAGTAAGTGCTTCTATAACCTCTTCTCCACAAGAAGTAACTTTTGTTGTTGAAGATGACGCTCTGCCATTTACTCTCACCCCAAGCGTAAACTCGTCGCAGTTCTGTTCTGTTCAGATATTGCCTTACGTAAAGATTGTTGGTGACGGCAGCGGAGCGTACGCTTTCCCTGTGATGAACAGTAACAAGACTGTATCGCGAATGGACGTTGTTAGCGGCGGGAGAAACTACTCAAAAGTTTCTGCTCGTATTGTAAGCCCAAAGACTGCTGTAACAGTGCATCCAACGATCACTCCTGTCCTCTCTCCAAAGGGAGGTCACGGTAGCAATATCTTGAAAGAACTGAATGTAAAGGACGTTCTCATCATAACCAAAATAGATGAGTACGATGCACAAGTTATTCGTGGTGGCGGAAACTACAGGCAGTTTGGCATAATAAAGAACCCTGTACTCAATGACGGCAGCGGAAGGATTGCAGGCAAGGAAAACTTCAATTACCGCGACATGACTCTTATTTCAACCGATGGCATTTACGACAGCGGAGACTTTGACCTCGGTGTTTCTAATATAGTGATTGGAACGGAAACATATGCGTCCGCAAAACCATTGGAAGTAAAAACCACGACTTCATCTTCTGTGGTGCTGAAGACACTAAACACATCAGGCAAGTTCATCACGCGTCAGGATAGGATAAATGACTACGATCTGACTGTTGGTGCGGTTCAGTCTCCATTTATTGTGGGAGAAACAGTTCGGCAAACCGTTCCTGCTGGAACCCTTGTGGGAACGAGCAACTACGGATTTGACCTTAATGTGGAGGGTACAGTCGTTAACTATTCATCAGGTTCACCTGTTGTTTCTGTTCGCTTGGTTAGCGGTGGTGGTTTTGTGGACGGGTTGATTATGGAAGGCACCCGTTCAGGTGTGACAGCAAGCGTTACCGCTGTACATCCACGATACGGCGAATCTGTGTGGATTACTCAAACCGGAGTAAACTCTGCGTCTTTCCGCACTCGCGGTGGAAACCAAAAGTTGTACAGGGTGGTTGATGTTGGTGGTGCTTATTTTGACTTGGATCAAACACCTTCATACAGAGGTCTTCATGTGTTGAACGTGAACAGCAGCATCAGTGGCGTGTGCGGAGGCACTGACACCACATCCGCTCCTATTTTGCCTTCGTCGTTCTCCAACGGTGAGTTTGTGCAGCAGGGCATCAGCGGTTCCATTGGAAACTACGCAAGTGGTACAGTGTTTGATTGGGAATACATCAACCCTTCGTACGGGAGACTGTATCTTACAGACGTTCTTGGAGCATTCAAGAGCGTGGCAACGGACGGCTTGACAGGAACACAAATAAAAGAGTACATAGTGTCGTCTGTGGAGGCTCCGCAGATTGACCGAACGTCTGGAGAAGTCTTATACATATCCAATGTTCGCCCAATTGCTAGAACAATAGGGCAAGAAGAGGAATTCCGCCTGCGCCTGGGCTTCTAAGAGGGACACATGGCATACGATCCAAGCATCTTCAATATCAATCCATACTACGACGATTTTGATGCGAATAAGGGGTTTCTTCGTGTGCTGTTCAAGCCCGGTTACGCGCTTCAGGCGCGTGAACTAACCCAACTGCAATCCATCCTTCAGGATCAGGTTTCTCGCGTAGGCGACCACCTGTTCAAAGACGGATCACGGATTGTAGGGGGCGGAATAAGCGTCCGAAACTCACAGTACATCATGGTTGATGCGGGAGTTGGCACCGCCATAGAAGGCGTGACGGATTACGAAACTTTTGTTGGCGGAACACTGACGGACTCTTCAGGCAACTCTGCACGGATTGTTCACTACTTGGAGCCAGATCCAGACACAGATAATAAACTTATTCTTGTGGTGGATTTTACTTCGGGTTCGGCATTCAGCGGAACTCTCACATTTACAAAAGAAGACTTGGAGATAACGGGTCTAGTTACTTCTTCCACTCAGACAAGCGGCGAATGCAAAGTAGTAAGCGTATCAGACGGTATTTTTTACGTTGATGGATTTTTTGTTCGGGTTCAGACACAGCACTACTCGCCTTTCACAATAACTGATGGATACAGGGATCTGTCTTTTGATGACTTCACTGTCCTGTCAAAGAAGGTTGGATTCTACGTTAATAGGGATTCGGTAACAGAGCAGGAAGACTCTACTCTTCGTGATCCTTCTATTGGCTCGTACAACTATAATGCTCCAGGTGCAGATCGCTACAAGATAATTCTGTCGCTCGGTCAGGCAGACTTGGACGAGACACCAAATGACTTTGTAGAACTTCTACGATTTGAAAATGGCAAGATAACAAAGAAGATTGATCGGGTCACATACGGCGATATTGAAAAGGCACTTGCCCGCCGAACATATGACGAGTCTGGCTCGTACACCGTCAAGCCTTTTGATGTAGTGATCAAACCGAACTCTTCCACTATCTTGAACGCTTCTATTTCTGGTGGAAAAGCGTACGTTCTTGGATACGAAGTAGAAAATCAGTATCCGCAAACTGTTCCATTCAACAAGGCACGAACAACACAAACAGAGAATCGGGCAGTTTTCCCGTATACAACAGGCAACAAAGTTGGCGTTCTCATGTCTTCAGACGCAAATTTTGGATTGTCTTTTGCTGAACATTCAGTGACTATTGGTTCAGGCTCTGCTGCTGTTCGGTTTTTTGACTCTTCTAACTCTGTGATTGCCACGGGATATGTTCACGGCGCAATACCAAATCCTATTGAGGAAAACACATCCGACACAGCCAGGATTGGATACGAATACGATCTGTACCTTTATGGCATCAGCGGAAACGTGTCTAACGGCGTATCTGGCTGCATATACCTGAACACGACAGGCACAACTGTTTCGCCGTTTATTCCATCTGCGCCCAATGCGAAATTTGTTTCTTCTCTTACCGACTACTCGTCATTGGTTTTCCCGATGGAACCAGGTTACGCAGTAGATACCGTTCAGTCTGCAAAAATTATTGGCAAACTTATTAGTGATCGTGAAACACCTGTAACTGTTACAACAACAGGAACAGTCACAAAGTACGTTATTAGCAGAGATGTTTTTGCCAATAGTGTTGGCGCAGTTGGAAGTTCTGTTTTCCGTTTTTTGCAATACGGAACAGGAAACGAGACAAACAGCAGCGATCTTCAGGACGTAACCTTCATAAAATCAACTGGAACCGATGCTTCGTTGGCAATGAAGCCGTTTGCAAATGGTGCACGAATCTACACCAATTCAGAGCGTTCTACACTGACTATAGAGATTCCTTTTGCACCTGCGCAATTCCAATCAGGAACAATTCAGGCAGTTTGTCCTTTGGAGTACACTCCATCAATCACTGCTTCCAGCACCTACAGGACAAAAGTCTCTACCGATAGTCAGCAAACAGCCCCTAGTTTCACTAATGTGGTTGACGAAAACGGGCGGCGGTATTTCTTACTTGCAAACCGCGATGTGTATTCCATAGTCTCCGTTACTGCCAACGGTGTGGATTACACAAATGATTTTGAATTGGACGACGGGCAACGGGATACCCATTACGACTTCTCCCGTCTTTACGTGAAAGAATCACTGACCAACGAGGGCAGGTATTCTTCTGGAAATGGTTTGGAGCAGGTTACTCTGACCATCGCGTATAGGTATTTTCAGCACGGAGGCTTGGCGTGCGCTCCGTTTATCGGCAAGCATTCGTATCCTGATATTCCGTATGATCAGATTCCGCTGTATACAGATCGCAAGAGCGGAAAGACTGTATCGCTTGCAAATTGCCTAGACTTCCGACGCAGTGGGCTTACTGCAACCACACCTATGCTCAAGCCGTACGGCAGGGCAGAATTCAGTTCCGCAAGGGATGCAGAAATTACGTATACCCACTATCTTCCCCGTGTAGACAAGTTGTGCGTGAAGGCAGATCCTGAAGACGGATCTCCGCTGTTCTTCTTTGTGACAGGAACTCCTGACTTGGCACCTATTGCGCCTCCTGATCCAGAAGACGCATTGGTTATTGCCACTGTAACTGTTCCTGCGTACACTCACAACGCTTCTGATGTGGTTGTCACTGCTGTGGAAAACAAGCGGTACACAATGGGCGACATTGGCAAGATTCAAAAGCGAGTGGACGAGGTGGAGGTTTTTGCAAAACTTTCACTATCAGAACTTGAAGCAGAGTCAACGTCTTTGCGCGACAGTTCTGACCAAATGGAACCTTTAAAGACATCCATTTTCTCTGACGAGTTCTACGGGCACTCTGTTGCAGATGTAAGCGATACAGCATATTCGTGTTCAGTTGACTACGAGCGTGGAGAACTGCGTCCATTCTTTACAGAAACGCCGCTCACCCTTCCTCAACCACAGGTGTCTGCTGATACTGTTGTGACCTCTGACGGGATTGCTATGCTCAACTACACGGAAACACCCCATGTTGAGAATACGCAGTACACGAAGACAGTTGCGATCAATCCGTCAAACACCGTGAATTGGTTGGGCTTTATGAGCCTCAGTCGCACGGTTGAGCCTCTTTATGATTACAATTACAGACCTGTAATCAAGACAAATGCGCTGATGGAAAACGACAATTGGATATCTGCAAATTCAAACAATAGCAATGGATTTGGAACCCAATGGAACTCTTGGGACAGCATTTGGACGGGCATAGAGGAAGTGGAGGAGGAGCAGGACGACATTCAAAAAAGGATCGTCAGCGTTCCGCACAGCAGTTCTGCCTCTGCTGTTCCCTCTTTCAACTCAGGAAACGTGAAGATTGGAACTTCCCGAACAGTTGAATCTGTGGATCAGAAGACAGGCAAGTTCATTCGGGCACGAAAATTGAAGAATCGGGTGCGTTACAACGTTGGATCTCGTGTTGTTGATCGGAGCGTGGTTCCTTATATTGCTGCTCGGTCTGGAGTGGTTGCTACCGTTCACGGGTTGAAGCCCAACATGAGTGATCTTGCTCTTTATATTGATGGCGAGGTAATCAAGAGCGGAATCCGTACAAACGAGAACGGTTCTGTGGTTGGTGACGATGGCACCACTATAGGGGTAACATTTGACGTACCCGCACAGAGGTTCTTGGCAGGTTCCCGAACGGTTCGTATTTCAAATGCTAGCAATACTGTTGCCGCTGATGCGGTATACCACTGCACAGGCATATTGGAGCAGCGTGATTCTGGTTCGTATTCCACCCGTCCACCAGAGTTCCGCCGTCAAACCACGGGTAGCGAGGCAATCGCAAAGGATCCATTCAACCGTGACATTGACTCTGTGGAAAATACCCATTGGAGCGATCCGCTGTCACAGACATTCTTTGTGGACAAGAAGACCACTCCTGACGGTGCGTTCATCAGCAGCGTGACCCTGTTCTTCTCTGAAAAGGACGATACACTGCCTGTTACGGTGCAGATCCGTCCCACTGTGGGCGGATATCCCTCACCATCTGTGGTGGTGCCTTTCAGTACAGTTACTCTGATGCCGTCAGAGGTAAATGCAGATTCGTCGCCCACAGGCACAGTATTTACGTTCAGTACGCCCGTGTACCTTGAACCAGGTGAATGGTCTATCTGCATTCTTACAAACAGCGGAAAGTACACCTTGTTTGCAGCAGAGTCTGCCATTAATGCAGTATCCAACTCCTCTGCAACATCTGGTCGTGCAGGCAACAACCAATTGGTTGGAACCCTGTACAGCCCACAGGGATTCGGTCCTGCCGTTCAGGACAATATCACGGATCTTATGTTCACGGTGAACCGCTGCGAGTTCACTTCTCCGAGCGGAACAGTGACATGGAGCAGTGTTGGAAATGTAGTTGGGGCACAGATTGTAAAAATCTACGCTCCAGAACTCATCACCACCAGTGCGCTTGTCTCACGAAGAATTGACGAAGTTGCATTCAAAAATAACGACGCAATCTACCTGAAGACCCTGTTTGGAACATCACCTGACATCGTGTACACCCTTACCGCAGGATTTGCCGTATCGCCTGTGATTGACACGCAGGCAATGTACGCGGTTGCGGTAAAGATGTTCCAAACCCCATCAACTGAGCCACCTGTATCCTCACGATACGTGTCTCGGGTTGTGGAACTTCCAGAGGATCTTGTTTCCAACGGAATTGCAGTGCTTCTTGATGCAAACCTTCCAAGCGGAACAGGTGTGCAGGTGTGGTGCCGCTACAGCGCAAACGGCGAGACTGACATATTTACAAAACCGTGGACACTTGTTCCGCTTGTGTCACCCACACCACGCGATCCGATAAAGCCTGAAAAGCCGTTCACAAGCGTTTCAGAAATTGATTTCCGCACGGCATACTACAAGAGCAATCTGCCGTTGGATACCGATTTCAAGGCGTATCAGGTTCGGGTGGACATCATCAGTGATGTGCAGGATCCGTCGTACTACAACACGCCCGCTGTCCGTAACATCAAGGCAATCAGTTTCAGCAGGACTGTATGAGCGTATCCCGTTATATCCGTGACACTCGGGGTGGAGCACTGATACTACACGATCCTGCTGCTGTGGCAGAGTTCAAGACCCGAAGAACGGTGATGCAGGAGATACAGTCCCTGAAAGCCGATATAAATACTCTGAAAACGGAATTGGAAGCCGTAAAGCGCGCATTGACAACACCCCAGAAGAGTGAATAACACATGGCAGCAAGCACTGGACCAAATTCAAATACGTACATCATCCCCGAAGTGGAATTGGGCGATACGTTCAATGTTTGGCGTGACACCACAAACACACAGACATTCAAACTGAACAAACTAAAAGTTTACGATGGTGTCAGTTCATCGTCTATTACACTGACTCTTTCTGAAGGCGGAACATTTCAGGCACAAATTGCAGACAACGTGGGCAAGGGTGTCACGTTTGCACAGCCTGTTGTGTTCTCAAGCGGCGTAACATTCAATGGTGATGTGACATTCAATGCTCAAACTTTTACTGTTAATGCAAATAACGTAACCATTGACGACTATTCCCTTGTTCTTGGTGCAACAGGACCGTCAACCAACAACGACAACACAATTAATGCTGCTGGTGGCGGTGGTTTGCTGCTTAATCGTGGTACTGGAGGCGATACCGCAGCGTGGTTGTGGCGAGCAACCCGTGTTCAGGGCTTGACTGGAGTTTGGGGTTCCAATGCCCACATCGGTCTATGTGGTGCAAGCGCAGGTCTGTATCCAAACAATGGCGGTGTGTTGCCTATTCACGGCACAGGTGTGCGTTTGGACGGAAACGCAGATGGCGCACACGGTCTTCAAGTAGACCTAACGAATGGCACAGGAGTGAATTCAGTTGTGTCGCTGTCGCGATACGCTCCTGCTGGTTCCACTGTGTTTGCCGAAGTTCTGAACGGGACTACTTACGGTTCTCGTCCGTTCCTTAATGTAAAGGACGGCGCAAACAGGAAAACCATCAGGCAGACGAGTCACAATCTTCGGTTTGGAATGCCTGTTCGTTTTAATGGCACAAACTATGAGGCAGCACTGGCAGATACGGCAGAAAATGCAGAAGTAATCGGAATAGTGTCCGCTGTATTTGATACTCATAATTTTGAGTTGACTTTTATAGGTGAGATATTTGGAATTTTTGGAAATGGTGAAGCGGGTGGGAATGGAGTAGTGATAGATCAAAATACAAATCCCAGTCTTACACCTGGAACTACCTATTACCTATCTCCAAATAGTTCAGGTAGAATAACCCCCGTTCAACCACTAATAGCAGGCAACGTGCACAAAGCAGTTCTTATTGCTACTGGTACGCAGTCTGCTATTGTCTTGCCTTTTACTGGCGGTCTACTCACATCCACTCTGACCATTTCCACTGCCTCCACTGTTGCCACCCGAATCAAGCAAGTCAACCAATTTAAAAAGGGCGATATCGTTCGGTTCCAAAAATACAGTCCGAACAGAACTCTTACGTATAATACTGGCGGGGGAACATCACTTACGGGTACGTATCCGGGTGGTGTATACGTTTCC